TGTCGTATGGGAACAACGCCCGCACCGGCTTGCACTTCTCAAAGATCGGAGTCAGTCGCGTTTCGCTGTAGCTCCTAGCCAGATCCGCGTTCGGCATTACTAGCAGTGCCGGCGCTGGATCGTTGGCGATTCTGTACGCCAGCCAGATCGCTAGGGTCAGCGTCTTGCCTGTCTGCGATCCCCAGCAAAGGCTGACGGTATGGACGCCCGGATCGGCCAACGCTTCCAGTACGCCCGCCACGTAAGGTGTGTACTTGGTTGAATAAAGACCTGGACGAGCAGTTATCCTGCTATCTAGCTGGATGTTCTTTTCCGCCCACTCGATGACGGACGGCGGTGGCTCAAAGTTCCAGCGATCGCGCTCGCGTTTAAGTAGCTGTTCGGCCGCCTTCACAGCGCGGCCTGCACTTGTCGCATCACTTGCCCCACCTCGTTCTCCACCTCTTTCTGGATCTCAGCGGCTGGCCGATGGGCGCAGATAGGCGCTAGGCGCTTAGGCATGCCAAGCAGTAGGGGGATTAGTGCGTTAGTCCGACGAGCAAGTATCTTGTCTGCCTCGTCGATCGGCACCATTTTGCCCTCCGCCTCGTTGATGTCGGGCCGGTCGCCCTTCATTTTTCGCAGTGCTTCCACGACGCGGGTGTAGTCGCCTATCAGTGACGACCGCTCCGGCCCGCTCGCTTCCTTGGCTGCCTCGCCCAAGGTAGCAGCCAACGATTCAAGTCGATCGATCTCGCCGTCTAATCCTATCCCGGCGATCGGCTTCATCGGCTTTGCGGCCGCAACCGCCTGCCCTTTCTCAAGCTGGCGCCGGGCTTGGCGCAAACCGACGCCGGTAGCGGCGGCTTGAGCTAGGATTGCGGTGTTTGGTCGTCGTCCCATAACGTCATTCAATGTTTTTGCGCAAAACTCAAGAAATTACCGAATGTCTTTGCCATCGCGGGATTTTTTTAAAAAATCAAAAGATTCCTTAAGCACTTACGCAAGCTGGCCTATTTAGGCCGCCCCCCTTAGGTCGTTGTACGCCTTCACGATTGGCTCGGCCTCCGCAAGGAATTGCTCCTTCAGCGCCTTATCCTGGGCAATAAATTTTGCGCCTCTCGACGCAAGCCACTGCCTTGCTTTCATTATAGGAAACAAGAAGTGCTTTGGTTCGCTTGGCTCGCTCATAGTGATGGGGTCAGGCAATATGCCGATGCGCAGGTAAGTCTGACGCATAAGGCTTGGATCTGCATCGCCACTACTTAGTCGCTTCTGAGTGGCTGCGACTTTCTCATATCGTTTGCCAACCTCCTCAGTAATCCCTGCCTCCTCACATATCGCCTGCACGTCCTTACCCTCAGTCCGTGCTACTGAAATAATCTCGCCAGCGTCAGATGCCAGTGAGATTGTCCTGCCTACCAGCTCAATCGCCTTGTCCCGCGTTTCGTTTAGTTTGTTTATTACGGATAGTAATTTCATTTCTTAATACCTTTCTTTAGTGCGGCCATGTTGAATTTAGGTGCTTCACGTCGCCGCTTTGCGTGAACACGGTATGCCCGTTTTCGGTAGGATTCGCGGGCCTTCTCGCTCTTCTGCGATCGTGCTCGGATACCCAGCCGGTCATAGACTTCTGTGACTTTCTTACTGATCGCCTGCTTAGTAATGCCGTACCGCTTAGCCACGGCCGTCATTGATTCAGGCGAACGGTTAAGAGATATGTTCAAGACCGCATGCCCCAGAGTGTCCGTTCGGTTAGCCATAGCCGGGTGATCGGCAGACTTATCCATAAGGTGCTCTATCACTTTTGTGATAGTCGCAACTGTTGATGTGGTGACCGTAATCTTTAGGTCGTCGCATGACTCAAAGACCAAATCTTGCAAGCTATCGATCATGCTTGCTGGATGCGGAATAACCGCTGGGATTCTTTCGATTGCTTCTTGGTCTATCATGATGGATGGAAATCGCCCCTATCGATGGTCAATGAATGGAAACATCGAACCCTATCAATGGATATCCCCTTAAAGGGGGGATATCCATCAATAGGAGTTCTACCTATTTTCGGTGATAGGGTTTGAATAAGTGGTGATAGGCTTTTTAGGCTCATTTTTCATCCTCATTTAGTACGTATTTTTTATGCTTTTCAGTGCCTGTATTTTTAATCAGGCCATCTGACTCCCAAGCCGCCGTCAAGTCGCGGCTCTTGGTATGACCGACTTTTGACTTATTGCGGATGCAGCTTTGGAGATCACCCGCGCTTATACCCTTTGCGACTATGTGCTTGTAATCCTCAAAATTAACTACGATCTCTGGCCTGCCTGCCGTCTTTCGTTCCGGCTCATCTGCCGCAATCCACGCCAGCCCCACATCGCTATGACGCAGGTTGGCGTGAGGCTGCACTGCATTTTGCGCTATAATGCCCGTAGAATTGAGATTAGAGCGTTTACCGCGCTTGGTTACCTCAAGCCTATAAATCCGCTTTCCTTCGGCATCGTCGCCACAAGGCGCAAGGGTTAATACGCTCCTTGCCCAATTCGTCAGCTCGCTTGAGCCAAAACCGCTATACGCCTTGTCTGCGCCTTGGTATCCGTTGCCTTCCCTAACTGGCTTAGGGGTGTGGTGAATTAGCATCCACGCAAACCCAGCCGATAGGGATAAAGGGTTGAGCATATTGCGCAGAAATGCGCTTGCCGTCTCTTGGCTGGATAGATCGCCTCCGATGAACGCGAGCAAGGGATCGATCCAGACTAGGTCAGGCTTATGCTTTTCGACTAAGCGACGCACGCGATCGACAAACTTCTCCCCAGTGGATGTGCAATCCCTAACGATCGTCACGTTGGCCATGACTAAAGCCTTCTGCTTTTCGGTAAGGTTCATCGCCTTAAACACTCCTTGGATCGATTCAGCCACGTCTCCCTCGTCGTTCTCGGCCTGAATGATTAGCGACTTCAGCCCGTTGCCATGTGGGTTGATCCCAAAGAAAGACTCAGCGATCGCCCAGGTGATAGCGGCCTGCATACACAGCACGCTCTTTCCGAGGCCACTGCTGCCTACCCACAACGCCGAGCCGCCACGGCATATCCAGCGTTTACCTAGTAGCTGGGTTGGATCTTCAGTTTCCTTAAAATTAAGCAAATCGTCCCACTTGTACGGATCTGGAATATCGCCAAATAAAATGCGTTCTTTCCATTGTAAGAATGAAATCGAGGGTGTGCCACATTCGACCAGCTCTTGCTGATTACCTGTGGCCGTCCTCATAGCACCGGGCAACCTAGACAACCTCCCTGCGTCCTTTGTCGATGAATCAACCTTACTGTGCTCTAAGTGCTTAAATATAAAATCAACACGTTCAGTAAATTCAGCTTCGTTATCAGCGTCAATTTTCACCCATGCGTGCAGACTTCGTGATCCGCTCTTTATTATGCAAGTGGTAGGCAATCCGCTTTTCTTAATAATTTTCCACTGCTCATCCAAAGTGCTTTCATCAAATTCAATTAGGACGTGACGCCATTTAGTTACATGCTCCTTCTTGCGCCCCTTTCCATTATTAGGATTAATTGAGACGTACACTCCAACGGCTGATCCCTGCCACTCTTTAAGTCCGTCTCCCTTATAAAGCTCTAACCACTCCTCGCGTTTTCTTGTTTCCCCAGTACCGTCAGGCCGCTCGCGATCGCCGTCCTTAATGGATCGACAGATATTAATGCTTTCTCCTAGCTCAAAAGCTTCGGCTAAAAATTTCTCTACTGGCTGGGCCTCTACGCTTTTAGGCATTTGAGGCACCGGCAAATCCTCCCGCACGATCGCCCCGTTCTGATAGGCATACTTGGCCTTTGGCTTCCACGCCTCCCTGGCTGGCTTGCTGTAAGCGGATATGACGGCCTTTACTGCTTCGTTCTGAGACAGCCCTACCCTCATACCCCACTCTTCTGCGTTAGTCGTAGCGTCGAACTCCGTCAGCCCTTGGTCGCGCCACTGGCATGCCAGCTTAAATAGCTGCGTGTTGCGTTCGCCTTCAGCGGCCCCGTTGCGGTGGATGGCTTCGATTGAGGGGGGTAGGGGCGAGATCATTTTTTAGCAAACGCCCCCAGCGCCTTGACGATCACGTACTCAATCACTGCTTCGGGGTCTTTCTTTAGCTGCTTCAGCCCAAATGCGTGCAACTTTTTGGCCGTCTTAGCGTCATAGGTTACGTCGACTAGAACCTGCTTCGGCGCAGGCCGTGCTTTGCCAAAAGTAATTTTGCCTAGATCCTTCATTCGCCCTCCTTCGTTTTCTTCGCCTCAACGGCTTTTGCCTTAAATCCCTCGGCCTGCTTAAGCATTTCCGTGGCCATAAGAACGGCCAGATCCAGCCGAGTGCGCACTGCATCGTACTGCTTCTTCAGCAAATTCTTCTTCGCACGTTCCAGCACGGCCAGATGCCAAGTTAAACGCTTAACGCTCACCACTGCCCCATTCCCCACCTGTGGCGATTGGCACGGGCCTCTCTCACACAGTCGGCGTACTGCTCCGGCGTGTAGGTGCCGATGACGCGGGCGCAGAACATGGTCAGGAGATCGGCTAGGCTCACAGCACCGCCTTCGGCAGCGGCCCCGCCAGTTTGTATTGGTATTTGCTGGCGTCGTATTCCAGCGGATAGCCAAAGAAGTCGCGCAGCAGATCGATGTCCCGCTGAATCGTCTTGTAGCTACATTCAAGCTTAACACCCAACCTGGCACAGCTCGGCAGGGTCATATCCCGGCGCAGCATTCCAGCGATTACTCCCAACCGTCGGAACGTCGGCCGAGTATCGCCAAGGCCCGCAGCGCGATTGCGTTTAGATGCAAACGTGGCGGCTTTGGTACTCACTTCATCACCTCCACCATCGCCACTTTCGGCAACCGCATCGCGTTAAACTGCTTTTCACTGGCAGCGAATACGTCCACAACAGGCAACTTCCCACCGCTCGCCTTTTTGCTCTTTACTGCCGTGCCGGTATCCACGGCCACCCACTCACGCTTCCCGCCCATCACGCGGATCTTTGACCACAACGGAATGATGTCTGGATCGACGGCGCAGTGACGGCCAGCCCGCAGGCGTGTGCCAGTGCTCGACTGATAGCGGCTGCTCCATTCGTCCTCGCCGGGCCAGTAGCCAGTAATCCGAACCTTAATTTTCTTAACGTCGATCTTCTTGGCGATCGGGCGCAAGTCGATGAGTGCGTTGCCTAGCTTTGTGGTTGTGAATCCCAATAGGGCGATGAACGAAAGCAGCATCCTCATAGCCCGCTCCTGATGCGCTCAATCAGATCGTTCTCGCGTCCTTCAGCAGCCGCCAGCGCAGCCTTCGCCTCCGCCAGCTCACGGGCCAGCGAGCGCACGCGGTTCAGCAACTGCTCGTGGGTGGATTGTTCGGGTAGAATCTCAATCATTTTGCAGTCCTTATCCGAATTAGTTTTTTGTATTCAACAAAACTGTTTTCAAACCCAAGCATGGATAAAAGCAATTCCACCGAAAAGATGGTGCTACTAAATCTTTTTAGACTTTCTTTTATTATTCCAATGGCAAGAGAGTCATGCGGTTTTTTGCGTCGGATTAGTCGCAGCGACGCATTTATACGTGCTAAACAGTTGCAAATATGGCTTCGGATTTCTCGTGGGCACTCTCCGCCTTTTTTATTAATGTGATATTTAAGATATCTTTTTATGTGTATTTTTTTTCTCATTTAACATCTCCTCTGGGATCGTACTTTTTAAGCCAACGCCACACCTTGCAGATAGACGTGAACGCCTCAAATGCTTGGGCAACTTGCTCGGCCGTGTAGCGAACGTCCTGCAACTGGCCGGTGACTGGATCGATCAGAATGTTTCGGCAGGCCATTCCGTCGTCCGTGAAGGCGTACGCATAGGCGCTGAGCTGAAGCAGATCAGTTTCGTAGCCTGCCGCCTTGCCGTTCTTAAATTTGCGTGTTTTAAAATCCACCACCTCGATCTCGCCGTTGATGTCGCAAATAAGATCCACCCGGCCTGCGTATCCTTCTGCTTCATTAACCATCACCGATTCACTGGCGTGAACTTTTGTGACGTCTTTGTGCCATTCCTTTAGCGATGCGAAGTGAGGCTCATATCCTTTCACCAGCTCGCCCGGCTCCTCGCCGTTGATTATGATTTCAGCTAGGGAATGAATCTGCGTGCCTCTTATGGCAGCGGCCTCCACTTCCTTGCGGCTGTCCAATACCACTCGCTTGGCAAAGTCACTGTCGGCCTCGCCATCGTTCCGTGGCAGCGACAAAGCGGATAGAATCGCCTGCTCCTCTTTCCAATTCATCAGCCCTTGCTTGCTGGGGCCTGCGGCTCCGAGGATGGTGGTCACGGACGGATACGCCCCCACCTTGCGGGCGGATCGCAAGTCACCGTGGCACGACTCACCTGACGCCAGGTAATAGTGAGACGACTCCGTCTTTGCCGTGGCAATAAGCGCAGCCATTACTGCCAGTCCTTCAGCAAGCGCATGGTCATAAGGGCCAGCACGACTGCGGTGGTTGGGAATACGATTTGAACTATCAAAGTTAGGATTTCCATTTTGGTATTCTTTCTGGCCGAGGTGGGGATTGCCCACCCCGGCCAAGTGCTCAGAACGGCACGGGAGTCCCGTCGGCATCTAACTCGACGACGGCTGGTTTCGGTGCGCCAGGGCGATTGCATTTTCTGACGAAGTCCTTATCGACTTTTATTTTGTTCGCACCGGCAGGCAGTACCGCCTGCACGTTTGCGTATGTAGAGCCATCACGCTCCGCATGTGTCACAAGGATCTGGCACGGCTTACCGATAAGCGTTTCCAGATCCAGATTCTGCGGTGGCGCCTTTTTGGCATAGGATTTCAGATCTTTGAACAGAGCTGCTTTCTCATGCAGGCTCAGTCCGTAACGCCGGCCGATGGTGAACGGCCGCCCGTCCTCCATCTTCTCAGCGATCTGCCAGACCAACCTGATCTGGTGCTTCTTTCCATACTGCGTTTCCACTACGCCGAGATCCTCAACGTCGCAGAACACTGCGTCGTGATTCCCTTCCGGGGCTGGCGTATATGTGCCCCCTCTTGATGCTACGATTGGCATACTAGGATTTCCTTTCTTGGTTTCTTTGTTTTTGTTTCTTGGATTTGCGACTACTCGTCATCGCAAAAATCGTTATTTCGGTGCGGTTGGTTTAAGTCTTGGAACTCGCGGTCGGCCAAGTGCCACGCGATCTCATGTTTGCGGGCCAAGTCTTTGGCTTGAGCTAAGTCACCACGATTCACGGCCTTAACAACCCGCTCGGCTGAATTGCGACAGGCCATGACTTCGATGTTTTCGATAAGGCGGAATTTCGTTAGGTCGGCCATAATCAGCCCCGGCGGTTGTTGCCGTAGTAATCCGCAAAACGCTGATTCTCATATTCAGAGTCAGCCTTCTCCCGCTCATAGACGTCGTGCTCGTAGTCCGGCTTTTCGTTGTTGATAGGTGTATCGTTGGTTGGTTCGCTCATTTTGTTTTCTCCTTCATCGAAAGGCGGAATGATTTGGCAGTCATCGCCACTGCTTCGGCCGTCAGGCACTTGGTTGTAAAACGCCAGATACGCCAGCCCAGGTCGGCGGCTGCTCGGTACTTCTCGCAATCTTTGACCATCCCCATGCCCCGACCGTGACGGCCGCCAAATGGCAGGAATGCGCCACCGTCCAGCTCGATCGCACAGCGGGCGGATTTACAGGCGAAGTCGAAACGCCATTTACGAGTCGGGTGAAACGTGTGCTCGGCCACCAGCTCCGGCCCACCAGCTACTTTCCAAAGCAGCTCAAACTTGGCGGCTAATGCGCTCACGATTGCACCCCGCTTTTCTTAAGGAGGCTTTCTAAAATCTCCTCTATGCGGTCTAGGCGATTGCGGAGATCGCGATGCTTGGTCTGCAGATCAATCAGAGCAGTCGTTTGTGAGAGCTGGGCCGATCCATAGGATTGGGCTGCACTGATGGGCAATACGCCCTCTTGTTCTAGGTCGCGTATCATAGATCCCTAAAAGTTCTGCGGATCTGATCGATGACCCACCCAAACACGAGTACGGCCACGGTTAGCCCAGCGATTCCAGAGCCTACGAATAAAGCCCAGCCAGTGATCAGCATGGATACCTGGGCAAGATCGCGCATGACTTCCCACGAAATCATTTGCTGGCCTCGTGCTGGGCGTGCCACATACGGCACACGGCGGGGTTAGGGTGATAAACAAACGCTTCGGGGGTTAAATCGTATCCACCCCGCGAATTTAAATTTAGTTGTTGGTAGTGAGCCTTTTTAGGCTCAGTTATTACTGCCGTGTTACCATTTCGGCGTAAGTCGTTGTAATGATAGAGGTCGGACGGGGTGGGATTTGAACCCACGGTTCTATCTCCTTCTTTGATTTGATTGATTATGCTTGGCACATTCATTGTATATTATTGCGTTAAACTGCCCAAATGTTACCCTTGTAACTATGGCCTATTCCTACATTAAGAAAGGCAATCCGTGGTTCTACATTCGTTTTAAAGATCCCACAGGCAAGTGGCGCACTAAAAGCACCCGTTACCGAATCGACAATACCCTGCACCGCGCCAAGGCAACGGCCGAGGCCGCTCGACTTGGCGTTAATGAAAAGCGAAAAGATTGTGGACACGATTGGGTTGATGATTTGATTGAGAATCATCCCGTTTCCCCTCTGACAAAAGTGTATTATCGGAATTGCTGGCGTCATCTTGTGCGATTTATTATCGAAAAGAAAATAACCCTGCAAGCGTTTTCTGCATCCGATTGTGAAATTTATTTGAAGTGGCGTCAGGGCCTTCGGCGCACGTCTGGCGGTAAGGCTGGACGCAACCAAGCGTGCCAAGATTTGAAGATTCTTAAGTGGATTCATCGCCAGGGCAGACTGCTCGGCAAGATGGATTCTGTCGCCCTTCTGGATTACCGAATTAAGAGGGGGCCGATCTCCCGCATTAAACCCGTTTTTTCGGATAATGACATTAAAATCACCCGGAAAGCTCTGGCCGTGGAGGGCGTGCCAGAATGGATGCGAATCAGCTTTGAAATCGCCTTGGCTACCGGCTGCCGTTTGCGTGAGACGCAGATCCCGCTCGAATGCGTGGACTTGAAAAACCGTGTGCTTACTTTCCCCTGCCCCAAGGGTGGCACGGGCAAATCGTTTAGCATTCCCATCCCGGCCGCCATTGAACCGATGCTCGCCAAGATGAAGGCCGAGGGACGCGAGATGACCTGCGAAGTCCCCCGCACGCGAGCCTCGCTTTGCTGGCGTAGGCTCTTGGATATTTGCGGTCTTAAGCGTCACTGCTTCCACTCCCTTCGGGTAACCCGAGTGACGAGACTGCGGCTTTCAGGCTGCTCTCAATCTGTCGCCATGAGACTCGTGAATCACTCGTCGACTTTAGTGCATGAACTTTACCAGAGGCACTGCGTAGACGATCTCCGCGATGCAGTGAACTTAGGCCAGTCGTCCGTATTAGCCGCCACTGATCAAAGTCAGACGGAATTACCTTACCCGCGAGCAGCGGGAATCCCGGCAGTGCCTGCATTTGCTTGATCCGCACGTAGCCCAACCCATAAGCGGCGCCTAATTGGCGTAGGGAAAGAGCTCGGTTCTCCTGGCGGAGTTTCATAGCAGTATCGTTGAGACGCCCCGAGCTCATAGTTATCTAGCTTTGCTCTCCCGATGCTTTTGCAAGCAGTTGAGTAATGAGCTGGGAAAGCGAAATACGGCGGGCAGCGGCCAGTTTTTGTGATGCTTTTTTCACCGCAACGGGCAGAACGATGTTGGTCTTTTCCGCTTTTAAACCGCTGAGTGGACGACGAGCCATACGCCTTGACTACGCACACCCTGCGTATTGGCAATACATTTCTTTTGGGCATTAACTTTTCTTTTTAAACTTGAATGCGTATTTATTACGCATACAATCCTCCCTATGAAAAAGGCGAAAACAAACCTTACGATCGACCCGAAAGTAAAACGCAAGGGCGAGCGTCTTGCCAAAAAGAGCGGATTATCCCTTTCGGCATATATCACCACCCTGCTCGTCAAAGAGCTGGCCAAAGAAAATAGACGCTAGTTTTTGGGCGATTTGCCTGGAATAAGGCGGTAGTGGGGTATTTTCCTGCAATGGCCTAAAAACTTTTTGCCCTTTGAATCAACGTGAGGCAATCGAACCACATAACTTTTTTTCTCGGCCCTGCCGTCTTTAACTAAATGAGCTAAAAGTTTGTTCGCGTAATTTGCCGACTTACCCCAAAGCTCGGCGATCTGGTTTTTAGTTAGCCAGCCATCAGGAACTATCTCCTGCCGATACCCAGCGACATACTCAGTCAGGACTGTTGCCCAATCTGACTTTACACCGGGTAACGCCATACGCCTCCTATGGGTGAAAGCACGTTTACCGTGCATCCCTGCCCGTTTTCTACGTACTCGCCCCACGCCACCCCGTGCTGCCATCTGGTAACGGATCGTTGGCGCCGGGCGTAGTGCATGCTGGCTATATCGGCCAAGCAACCAATCGACCAGCCGACAGGCGCACCGATGCTGCGGCCTGCCACTCGATCTACCCGATGCAAGTGGCCCATTACGATGGGCTTTCTAGTCATCTCTACGTGGTCGCGCACTGCTGATTCTGAAAACATAAACCCGTGGCCGAATGCTGTTCCGCCCAAATCACGCCAGCCTTTCTCAATATCGTAAGGCACATACTGCGCCTTTAAATCCTTGCACATATTATAGATTTCCGACTTCGCCGACGTGCAGCAATGAGCCACAATCGCGCTTGGCGAGTATTGTAGAGCCGTTAGGCGGTGCTCATGGTTCCCCTCAAAAATATAGCGTGGGGCCAGTTCTCGAACGAAATTAAGGCCAGCGTCAAAGTCCTCGCGGATTGACGCAGTGCGTTCGGGCGAATCTGGATCTTTCCTTGCGCTACCCATCAGCCCGGACAGATCTACAAAATCGCCAAGGTGGAGAGTAGTATCTGGTTGCCATCTCCGCTTCATCTCCAGCGCAGCCTTACACGCGGCCGCGTTCGCCAGGTGTCCGTGACTGCATGATACGGCCAGCCATCGCTTCCACTTGCGGATGAATTTCATTTTTTATCGGCCGCTGACGGGAACCCTTCCAGCACGGCTAGAATCTGACGGCAACTTTCACGGGATTGAGCAGCCACCACGCTCTCGTCGCTCGCCCCGATCAGCGCAATCTCCGCTATGACGGATAGCTGCATCTTTAACGTGTGGACGTATGTACACAGATCCAGCACTTCTTCCCACGCATCCTTCCACACGGGCCTGCGCCACAACGCCCCACCGTGCTCCTCTTGGCCTTTGCGATACTTAGCTTCTAAATCCCTGCTTAAATCACGCACAATACCCGCCAGATGCTTCTCGTGCTCGGGCGTCATCGTGAACTCCACGGCCGATTACTGACTAGGCTTTTCGCCTTTGTCTTTTTGGGGATGTCCTTGACCATTACTTGTTCCACGGAGTTGCGTGGAATGTCACGCCAGCTCTTGTAGTCACTGCTTTGCAAATGGCCTGTTTCCCAGCTAATGCCAGCCAAGCGGAATGAAATACCCACGTGTTCACCGAGCCGAAAAGCGGTTTCGTTGTCCCAATCCGCGATCCACAGATCCGCGTTTTTGCCTGACTGCTTTAACGGCACCCAATCAAACGCCAGCCCGTAGTTGTGATAGCTTTCCCCTGGCTTGGCCTTGGTCACGATCTTGCCGCTAATCGTCCTACCTTTCGCATATAGCGCGGCCTGCTCCTCCATGGTGCGACGGCCGCAGTAGATCAGCGGCTCGATCCGGCTCGTTACCATTTCGTTCACCCATCCCCTGACCTGCTTTTGAAAGCTGGCGTCTAACGAATCAATCGCCCGCAAGGTGCGGGAGCTTGCCTCACTGAGGCTGGTCACTGCCTCGCTCGCTCTCTTTCAGTTTCTGCCAGGCTATCAGAAAGCGCCTTGAGCGATTGCGCAAACAGATCTCGGTAAGCTTGTGGGCAGGGCTTGTTTGTTCGCTCGGCCTTGTCCCACTCGTAGATGAAATAGCTGATCGTGTCTGGGCTTGGCGGCGGGCCGTCCTGCGTTTGCGAGGTTGTCGCACAGGAGCAGAGCGCGAGACTAAGAACTAGTAGGAGGGCGTTTAGTCCACCAGGCATCGATGTCTCTCAGTCTTTTACGGCGTTCTAGTTCGATCGATTCAAAGTTACGCTGAAGCGGCGTTTTGCGTTTTAAGAACCACAGCAAGATACCCAGCAAACTGCCCACGACGCCGACGATCGTGGCGATCATTATTTTACTTTCGGCTGAATTTAGAAAGCACGTCCACCACGGCTTGCAATGCCTTCTCAGGCTGGTCGCCGGGGATGAAGGATGCGATTGCAATGACTGCCGTTAGGAGCGCGGTGATCGCTCCGAGTACTCCGAGCCAATCGACGCTTAGTAAGGTGGGGATGAGTTGTTCCATGCCCTTGGCGGGGTGTCAAAGGCTGATCCGGCGCTTAATCAGTTCCCAGATCGTGCTGAACACGGCCCCGGAGACTAACGCTACTAGCCAGAGTTTCGTTTTAATCGTGTGGGCTTCGCGCTCCATGTTGGTCAGACGGCCGTGATACTCGCCCAGGCTGGCTTGCGAGCGTTCGAGTAAATCTAAAATTACCGACTGGCGGGTTTCTATTCTTGCGATTGATTCACGAACTAGGCTTAAACGTTCGGAAAGTTCGGCGACTTGATCTGTGCTCATAGAGTGGCGTTCTCAGCTCCGTCCGCGATCCGTACCCACTCGTTACCCTGGGCGTCAGTCCAGCGAACAATAAATCCCTCCGCCTCTAAAAAGCGAAGGCTGGCAATAAATTCACGCCAGCCAGGCGTGTTTCGGTCGTCGGGCGTAGTCATTCATTTTACCTTACCCGCATCCTCGGCCGCACCCATATCGCTGTATCTTGGCAGAGCATTGTTGTCTGAACGCTTTGGCGAGCATGAACACAATAATAGAAGAAGGATCAGGATTTGCATGATGCTCATCTTTAGTTAAATGGATAAGTTTTCCCTGTTCCAGCGTTGTAGAGCGATGTAATTTCTGCGCCAGTCAAAGCACGACTCCAAGCCCCAACCTCATCAATTCTTCCTATGTATGTTGACTCTCCGTTGTTATTTGCCCCAATAAAAAATCCGACACCTAAATTTGGATAAGTATAAGATTCAGTTCCTATTGATACATTGTCGATATTTAACTCTATTGTTCCAGAGCCATATTTTAATACAACAAAATGCCAGTTATCATCATTATAGGAACCAGAAGATGTTATTGGCTCATCATCAACGCTCTCATAATATATTTGCCCGGTTGGGTTGAATACCACTTGAAAGTTATTTTCACTATTCTCGTTGCTTGCAAATATAACGCGATAACCTTCATCTGTGGTTGTTTTCACCCACGCGCAGATTGTTGCGCTCGCTCCAAAGGTAATGTTTGAATTTGCCTTTAGCCAGTTTGTTTCATCAAAGATTGCGCCATTGTTAATGATCCCAGATGAATTTCCGACTCCATTATTGCTTGTTAAAGTGCGTCCATTTCCGCTTGAATCAAGCCAACTATTATTATCCAAATTCCAGTAGGCAAGCAGATCGCTAAGTAGTGATGAGGGGGGGGTGTTGGAGACAACAAGCGAGCGAAGTCTCAGGCCGAGGCCGAGGTACATGGCTTAAGTTCCCCGCGTGTAAGCGATGGTTTTGCCAGTAGCCAACTGAAATGCGGTAACAGACGCAAATAAAACAAATCCGGCTGGAAAGGTAATTCCAGTTAAGGCGTTGCCAGTAAGGGAGGTTTGGCTAACTGACGTAAACGATCCATCGGAAATAAATTGAATTGCTTGGAAGTTGCCAGTAACGACGCCAGTAGTAGTCGTTACTTTCCCGCCATATTCGCCAACGCTAAGGGATGTGTCCTGATTAATTTGAAGATCGTATGCCATGTAATGTGAAAAACTATGTCAAAGGGGCGCGCCCGTGCTTGTGTCGTATGTTCCACCATAAGACCAGTACTCTACTGCAGTCAGTTTTGGGTTAAATGTTTCGCCTCCTCCGTATGAATAAAGCGGAGCCGATATACTATGGCCAAGCCACGACATTGTAAAAATACCAGTTTCGAATGTGCCTATATCTCCAGGAGTAAGGCCAGATCCAGAGATAGGTATAGAGTCATCACGAAAGTCACCTTGAAAATAAAATTTAGGATAGTATAAACCTCCAACTTTTAACACCGATCCAGAAAATAACGCAAAATCTCGTAGGTAACTAAACCCGTTGTCTCTAGGAAAATAGCTGAAATATATATACGCATCAATACACACCAAGCCTTCTTCATCTACGGGCAAATCTTGGATTCCCGGCCCCGGAATATTTACAAACAATGAAAAGATTTCACCAGTTGGGCCGAGATTATCTTCGTATGTCCATTTTTTTACTCTCCAAAAAAGGGAAACTAATTTATCTAGGCTTAATGCAAAAGGATAGTAAGTGCCAACAACTTCTTGCGGAATTGTGCTTGCTGGTGTGATGCAAAATGGAAGATACCCACTTCCGCCAGCGTGTAATACTTTACCCATAGGATTTCGTTAGGGCAACTGCCCCGCGTTAATAACCAATGACGGTGATGCGGTAGGTAGCGGTGTTTACAGCGATGGAAGTATTATCTGCGTTAGTGCAACTCAGGCAGACGGTGTTGGTCTTATACACCACGCCTTGAATCACTGCCCCCGCTGAAACTGCTGAAGGTAGGCCAATTAAAACAATGTCGTTTATTGCCGCACCAGTTACTACCACATCTCGGTAGTGCTGGTCGTTGGCGTTGACTGTGCCAAAGGTGACCGAGGTAACGAGAGTCAGCGTGTCGACGCTTTGCGGCAGGACGCCGTAAGTGGTCGAGCCGAAACGGAGTAATCCCAGGCTTAATAAACTGCTTACCACGTTCGGGCCATTAGGCTGCGTTACCGGGGTTGAGTTATAAAACGCAAGCTTAGAGGCCGTGCTGACTCCAAAACGCGTCCCAGTAGTAGTTCCCAGCCCCACGTTGTAGCCGTCCGTGATTGTGACGGCCGTGCCGGATAAGTCCAATACGGTCGCCCCTGTTCCGATCGTGTTATTCTGCCAATCGAGGAATACCGATCCGCTTGAGTTGTATAGCTTGCGGCCGGTCGCGTGGACGTTTGTGGCGCTGTCCTCGACGAAAAGAGCGTCTGCCTCTGCTTTCGTGTAATAGCTGGCTTGAGCAGCCGGAACGGCAGATCCCGTGGTAATCAAATCCCTGCGAACTGTAATATCAGATTGCAGAACCGTCTTGGGCGTTCCTCCCTGGGTTAATTCGACCTCAATCTTAGGCGTGACGGTATCTGTGCCAGCTTCGGCAAAAAGTTCATCCAGCTCGGCCGTCGACATGGTGACCGTGCTTTGCAAGAATTTGCCAAAGATTACGCCACTAGCGTCTAGGGTAAGAGCTGTCGTAACGTTTTGCTGGCCTAGATTTCTAACAAAGCTGATCGTATAGTCGCCCTGATTGTTGCCAGCCTGCACACTGATGTTCCCAGATCCGATGCCTGTGACGGCCGAAAGCGCTTCAGAAAAGCTGGCCGCGGTGGCTCCGATAGCAATCCCGGTCGTGCTATTTGCACCGTAGTTCAGAACAATGTTTCCGCCTTCTGCATCCGGGCCAACGCTCAGCCGCCATGTCTGATTCGTTCCAGTTGTACCAGACGATCCGACTTGAAGCTGAGTCAAGCTGATAACTCCGGCTGTACTGGCTGCGGTAAACGTATCCGCATACACGGCTGGGTTGCGAACCAAGCGAACGACTTGTTGTGCGGCAACCGAGGCGGTTGGGAATCTACGGGTACTTACAAGAACCGAGCTTGTTGGAAAAAGGGTAAAAGAAGAACCGCCAAACGACATAGCCGTGCCAAGAGTCGGAGAAGTAATTAGATAGGCAAAATTTTCATTACCATAGGTTGTTACAGTAACCCCAGTACCAGCAACACCAGAAATAGCGGTATAAACTTGTAGCGGAGTCGCATTGAAGGAGATGGCGTTTGATGTTACGCTATTAAGAATCAACTTGAATTGTCCTGCCGTTGGGTCACCATCAATCCCACCGATGCCAAGCTTTAGCGACGAACCACTTGTATCCAGATCGCGTAAAAAGCCATCCTGATCTCTTTCTTGCAAGCGTACGCGAAGATTATAGGAGTCGTTTCGAGTTAGGGTGGGCAAAGTTCCATCCCTTGCGGCTCCGCGAGATACTAGAATTCCGCTAGTTGTATCGATGTAAATATCTAGGGATTGAGCCATTTGGTACTCTTATTGTGTCAATTCTTATTCAAATTCCTCTTCTTCCTCTACTGGCTTTGGCGAAAGGACGAGAAGCGTGTCTGGGATTCCATTACTGCATACGTTCAGAGTAACAACATTATAATCACCAGAGATTTCAAATCCATTGTCTTGTTCGGTAACCGCTATGCCAATACCGGCCGTTGGCTTGGTGCATTCAATCCTGCGGATCAGTCCGTTAAAGAACTCACGAGCAAGCCGTGAAGCACCTTTAAGTTCTTTTAATTCCGGCTCTCTCATAGGATTCGCTATCTCTAATTAACCAACTACGCCAGATTGCGCCTCGGCGTAATTAACCCTTGCCACTAAAAAGATCCCGCGTCTATCGCATGATAAAGATGTCTGGACGTAGCCAAAGTAAGTGTTTTGTTGGAAAAGGCTGGTTGTTTGGAATGGCTGTCTAGGGTTAGACGGCATTTTCGTTCCATTAATTGCAGTCGGCATGTAGCGACCCTCAGCTTGGAAGCGATCTGCTTGTATTAAAAGGCCGCCCGCACCTGTTTGAATAAACTCAGTTTCGCTTTTATCGGTCAAGAATTCCGCTTCGATAATCATGTTTGGCCCATATATTCCGGCCCCAGGCGTCGGAATAAACCTGACCAGCGCAGGAGGCAGGCCACTGCTAGAAGTCAGCCCGACATAGGTTACGTTTATTTCCGTCAAATCGCCGTCTTGCCCTCTAAATGAAAAGTTCTCCACGGCCATGCGAGCAAACGTTGTGGATGCGGTGGAGTAAGCGGAATGCAAAGTGCCGAAGCTTGGCTGCAATGTTTTGCGATCTGCCGTGCGCACAATGTAGACTTCGTTTAGCGTTTCCAGCCCATTTCGCTCCGTAGAAAAGTCTGCCCTGCGCAAGACTTTACTACCCGACGAAGGAGATCCAACTATGACGGCACTCATTAGGTTACCATTGGAGCGGCGACTATTTTAGACAGGGCTTCGTTTAGCACGGTGTAAATATCCGACAGAGTTTTACCGCCCTTGGCTTCCTTGCCTGCTTCTTTTTTAATAAACTCCTGGCGCCGGCTGGCCATTGTTCGCTTCAGCCCTTCTTTTGTTGTCCCGCTAGTTTGCTCCATCACCTTTGCGTCAAACTCTGCCTTGTTAATTTTCTGTTGTTCCTTGGCTGCCTTGTCTCTTTCGCCCTGCACTGTTTGCGAAATGCCTCGATCGCCGAGTCCAGTAGCAAAGTTAAGCACTTCGCCTGCTGTGCCAGCTCTGGCTTGCTCAAATTGCCTGCTGGTTCCGCCTGGGCCAGCGGCCATGCCTTTTTCCTTTGTGGCCTGATCCTTCTCGGCTTTCATTTTTTCCTGCGCTGCTTTCACTTCAAGATTGGCGGCTTCCAACATTCTGTCGCGCTCGGTGTCCCTTTTGCGCTCGTAAGAATCGTTAGCCAGTTTCTTTTCGGCGTCCTCTTCTTTTAGGATTTGCATCGCTCTATCAGTGCGTTCTTTGATTGCGTCTTTTTCGGCTTTTTCTAATTGCTTCTGATTTGCGACGGCCTCGCCAGCATCTCCACGGCCGGGTGACTTCTTGGCCTTTTCAGCCCTATCCCTTTCGGCCATTTTCTCAGTGCCTAAATTGCTGGCTCTCTTGTAAATTTCTCTGGCGCCAGCAACGTTACCCGTGGCCGCTTCCTTTACTGCCATGCCGAGCATCACGGCAAGCTCAAGCGCATCTTGTAGACCCTTGATAAATGGGTTTATAAGTGCTGCAAGATTTCCAAATCCTATCGTGATATTGTTCTGCAATAGTTTTATTTGATCCGATAGTTCTGATAAGCTTGCAATCGTTTCATCTGAAAATACTCCCATCGAATTTCCCTGCTCAACAATTGCTGCAGATCCTTGGTTAAGTACCTTTATTAGATCAGTTTGAGCTTTGCCAAGGAGTTCATTCACTATAACGAATTGTCTTCCGTCATTAGCTCCACTTGCAAAGCTGTCTGCAATCTTTAGGAAAATATCCTCAGCTCCCATGGTGCTAAGTTCTTCTAAGCTGATGCCGACTTCTGCAAACGTTGCCACTAGTGCCTCCGAACCAGTTTCGCCTGATACTGCTTTCTGTTGCGCTAGTGAAAGCTTATTTAAACCAGCGCTTACCTGCTCAACTCCACTGCCAAATACTGACGCCGCGTTACCCAGCATCTGTAGTTTGCTTGCCGATACTCCAAACTTTTCCGCAATATCTTGAAGTTGATCGCCCTTCTCAATGGCTGAACTAAAACCAGCGATGAGCTTATCAAAGGCAAAGGCTCCGGCTAGGACTGAGCCGGTTTGCTTGGCAAATCGATCTAGGCTGGCGGTTGCTGATTGTAGACCGCGATCCAGCCCAGAGGCATCCAGTGCGAGCTTGGCTGTGGCTGTAGCGTCCATTATAGCCCCGCCTTTTTACTCTCGTAATTAGCGATAATACTCAGCCGCTTGATCATTTTTAACACCTGTATGTCAATAGACTTCTGTATGGTTTCAGAGCTGATTACGTTGTTAATCCACGGGATAGTATTAGTCATTTGAACATAGGGCTTAGAGAAAGTGCCCAGCCCCGTTTGACTCTGATCGTTCACGCGGCCGCCGCCCGTGTGCCTGTATACCCATTTAGGGATACCGCGAAAGCCGCCTAATATGCCGGCGCAAACTGCCCAGCCTGACTTTGCGATACCCACGTTTCCCCGCTTATCTTTAAAATATCGGGCAAGAGGGTTGTCCTTTGTAACAATTTGCCGAACGAATTGATTTTTAGGCACTCTCTTTGATTTGCCATACCGAGCTGATTCGTGATGTTTCCCACCGTCAAATGGCCCGACTTGCGTCCCTACGTAAGGTTGCTGACGTATTCTATTTAGAAGATCCTGGGCAGATTCGGTTCGCCTGCGCTTACTTCCGCCTGTTTTGCCCAAGACAAGAGCCGCCAACGCCTTCGCCATCTGTTCAGCGTTTTGCGTCTTAGTCTTGCCGTTAGGCAGTGATAATTTTGCTATGTCCTTAGAAGCGCTGGCGGCCGACTTGTAGACGCGATCAATATCTCTAGTGACAGCCTTTTCACCTACTTTCTTAACGTCATTGCCCAGGCCGAACGGCTGCGTGGAGTTTGCCAAGCTTACGCAAAGCATGCGTGCTTGTATGCGCATCTCCTTTGATGCCTCGGCTTTGGTATTGCCGATAAAAGCCTTCATGGCTTTCTCTAGCTTGCTGGCGTCGACTGTTAAACTGGCGCTCATAATCCTAATAACCTTTCCATGTCACGGATCTCTTTTCCTTCAATATGCGCCGCACGCCTTAGCTTCACGCCGTCTATAAACATAAAGACGTGATCTGCCTGATTGACTGCTACCAGTGGCAATTCCCACAGAATATAATCCATTGGCCAGCCAGTATGTTTTGCCAGGACAAACACGCACGCGGCGGTTCCTCCTGGCGCTAGGCGTTTCCCGGCGGTGCGGCTATGGCTGAAGGGATAACATTTACTCGCGCTTTGTTCGCCTCTGCCAAGATTGCGGAACACATGACTGAGGCGGTGTTGCGATCGTCCTCGCTCATCTCAGCAATCCAATCCATCAGCTTTTCTCTAAACGCATCCTTATCCCAAGCTAGGCGGATGGTCTTTTTACGATCTTCCGCCAGTAGGATATGCAGGTAAATAAACGACCAGACAAAATAGATGGCGGAATCGCCATCATCGCGCACCTGAAGCATCAGCAGGCGGCTGCCTTCGGTATAGGGCGCAAGCTTCTGATTTTTGAAGTAGCGATCGGGAGAGATAAGGGAGTTGTCCAGCTCCTGCAATAATGCTTCTTCGCTCATAGTTTTTTAATCATCGCCCGCTTTAGTTCGGGGCTTGCCCTTTCTGAAATAAGTAGCGTTTGGCTACCACGCTTGATCGATAGAATAGGCTCTGCACGCTTCATCAGGCCCAGAAGTGTCTCACGATTCTGTAGCGCTGCTTTGACGTATCGGATGGGCGCTTCTGGATCAGATTTCATGTCTGCCCAAGTGCATTCCATTTCTGATTTAACATTTTGATCGCCACCCGTGCTGAACCAGAACGTGAATTTTCTGTGGCCACCTTCCTCAACGATGCAGGTTACCGGATCGGATTCTCTAAGTTTTGCGCCAAAGGCTGCGACGGCCGCAGCTACTTTTATATTTGTCGTTCCCCAGAAGCTATCAACCATTTTAGGATCTCATAAACCCGCCAGAGCGGGTTAGCTCATGTTGGGGAATCGAGTCGCCGATACGTCTACCGTGACGAATCCTTCGCTAGTACGATTAACGGTGACGCTATCGACTACGATCTTACCGCCGGTGCTGGTGGCATTTGCCAAGGTTGTGAGGACTGCGCCTGCGGTTGTCGCATAAGCGCCTGTGATGGTGGTAGAGAATGAGAAGGAATCCGTGGGATTATAGACGGCACAACCGACCACCTCGCCGCTCGAGTTGCGAATTTCTGCACGCTCGACGTTGCGGGTTTCTGTGAAAGATTGCACCAACCCACCGGATTCAGCAGTAATGCCAAACTGTAGGCCCGTTGTTCCGATTGTTGTGGCTGCCATATTGCCTTAAATTTTGTGTCAACTCGCGATCGAATTCGGTTGTGCGATGACTGCCAGCTTGTAGGTGCGACGCATTGTACGCTCTTCATCGTCGGCCTCAGGCTCAACAGAATCCACCTTGGCGTTGTAACAACGGGCAGATCCGATGGCCGTGGTGGCGTTTAACCTAGTCGCCAACGGGCTTGAATCATAGAAAGCCTGCAGAACCTTGGAGCATTTTCGAGTGTGTGCGTCTAGGGTTGTGTCGTCATAAGAATCATCGACCACGATTTCAACCGGTACGCTAAACACGCCAGATCCCTGCACCGGCTCCTCTGTTCCTAGCGTGGCTTTAATGACGATTGAGGGCGGCATATTCTCGGTCTTGTCGTGCGACAAGTGATAGGTCACCCCGGTAACGGTTGTAGTTAGAAGCTCTTGAAAAGCAGCTTCAATTAGACGATCGAGCATGGTGACGGCGGGCATATTCTAAACTCCTCTTGTCACCAGATCGGGCGAATGGACGGATCAAACGTGACCATGGCTTTACATCCAGCGCCACCATGCGGAAATGTTGGGGTGTAGTGGTATCGCTTGACGCAATCGGGCCAAGTCATCGTGGCCTTTCCCCTAGCTGCCTTCGGCGTATCCACGGATCGATCGTTATCCTCAATAATAAAGGTGCAGGGTAAGTCTGCCCCAGCCACGTAGTTCACGGCCTCATAAAAATGGCCTTCGTCTTCGGCTCCATCGCCCAAGAAACACCACACCTTTGCCGAGCTTCCCTGCTCTTTTAATGTGTGGGCTACTCCGGCCGCTATCCCGCAAGTGCCGGCCAACACGCTTGACGTATAGAAATTCAGCTTACGGTCAAAGACAAACATGGAACGACCCTCTCTAATCATTTGCTCAAGCACGTCAGGATCTCCGCCAGCGAGCAGATAGTGGTAGTGGGATCTGTGGCTTGAGAAGATCCAGTCGCCCGGCTTGATGTCTTTGAATATCTCGATGAGCTGATCTTCATTCCCCCCGCATAGGTGAATCAGATATGGCAGCTTGCCCTGTTCAAATAGCGCCTTAATGCGCAATTCAAAATCAATCAGATCCTGCTTGTTCATACAAAGGCGTCGTGACTATCGGTGGCCAGCTTTTCAAACAGCGCCACCTTGGCGTGATTGGCGCATTCGTGAAGGCAACTGACCCCAGGGTTAAAGTTTTTATGCCATGCTCTCGCCTCTTCTCCGAACCATGCCTGGCTAAATGATTGATCCTTCATGGAGGCGATCCGGCCGTGATTGCTGTATGCGGTATTGTGGCATGCGTAGATATTGAGATCCGCACCTACCACGCAAACGGCCTGAGCGTAAAGACAGCGATGGAATGGCCGAACGGGCGACTTACTTGGGCTATCCAGATCATAAGTCGTGTTGATGGTAAAATCTGAATCACAAAAGGATTGGCATTCGGCCAGTTGCTCCCTCACCCTAGTTGCAATCGTGTTGTGATATTCTTTAAAGTTCTGCACGTACACGGGCGAAAAGCGGACGTTACTCACGCCTGAATCCTTGAGCTGCTTAGCAAACGGAACTAGTCCCTCGTAATTGTAGCGGGTAATAATAAAGTTAATCCCAAGATCGCAGCTCTCTGTTTTCGTGTTAGAAAAGTTTTTTATATTCTGAATCACAGAATCAAACGATCTGTCGGGCACGTTACGGCTCGACGCCATCTGCTCTGCGCTTGTGTAGTCCATCGAAATCCTCACCCACTTTGCCTTGCCCAATACTTCTGCCCTTTCCCCCGCAAGCAGTTGGCCGTTGGTAATAATGGATAGATCCAACCCAGACGAGAGTGTCTTAGTCATAATCTCGACAATGTCTTTATGCAGCAAAGGCTCTCCTCCGCCGCTAAAGGTGACGGCTTTTGTTCCCATGTTTGAAAGATCCTCTATTAGTTCTAGCGCCTTATCTCGTGGCATCACGTCCCGCTCATTCATGCTGGTGTGCATGCCAGCCTGTAGGTGCAAGTCAGGCCGATCCTTGGGCCGAGTTGTGCCGTCAGAATAAACGCAGAAACGGCAGGCGTGATTACAGATATTCGTCGGCTTAATCCGCACGTAGATGGGTGCGGTGATAATATCGTCGCGAAAGCTGGCGATCTTATCAGGGAAAGAAAAGATTTTGAGGTCGCTGTACTTGTTCTGCTTCACCACTCATCCTTTCGCTCGATCAGCATGGTGGATGTCCCAGCGTTCAGTCTGTGCAGTGCGTTTTGATATTCGCTCACTACGCTTTCCTTCTTTAGTTCGACGATTGG